GCTGAAGCCGATGCCGCCGACGACGATACGACGTATGACGGTTCAGATTTCATCGTGGCTGGCGCAAGCGGGGCGTTTGTGAGTGTAACCGGAGACACGATGACAGGCGACCTTGACATGGGGGGCAACAGTGTGACGGGTCTTGATGTCATTGTATTCACCAACGCTGGGAATGCATCTATTCAGGCGAGTGAGACAGGGCTTGTCATTACTAACCTTCAAGGCATCGAGATTCACGCGCTCATACCAAAAACATATTTCACTCTCCAATGCACGCTCAATGCCAACAACGAAACGATTAGCAACGTGCCGATTGGCACAGTGAGCGCAAGCAATACACTCGGTGCCTCAAAGGCGTGGGTTATGGGCACAGCGGCAGACCAGGGATGGGGGTCCGGCGCAGGGGGGGGCGGTGACGTGTACGCATCATCTAACAACTTATTCGCGGCAAAAAACGTTGTTACAAACTCTCTGGCAACCAACCAGATCAACGTGTTGACCGTGTGGGGGCAGAGCAACGCTGGAGCGCAGTTGACGACAAATGACCTTGCCGCTCTGCAATGGCTCAGTAACGGTGTGGATGGCGTGTACTTTTGGAGCTACGACTTGCTTGGCGAGGATGCGGGTGGATATTTGACGAATAAGGTCGTGTACGCGCAGACGAATCTTTACGGTGTCGAAATGACGATTGCGCTGACGTTACAACAGGCGCAATCGAACGGGCAATGGGCAATTTTCAAGCACACTGACGGCGGTGAGCCGTTTCACGACGGGAGTTGGTACGATGGCAGCGCGACGTGGGTGGCAATGACCAATCAATGGGCGCAATTCATATCCGCGCTAGATGGCGAGGGTTACGGCACGATTAATCACAGAGGCATGGTTGCCGTACATGGCGAGGGCGATGCAAACGGCAGTCAAGGCGCGGAGTATTACACACAACTTGTGGCTTTCGTGGACCGCTGTTCTAACGAGTTTGATTTTGCCAGTGATTACGGAATTTACTTGTCGCTGCTGCACACAAATGGTGTCTACAGCGCAGCTGAAATGGACGACGTGCGGACCAATCAAATGCATTTTGCAAATGAGCGTGATTATGCGTACATTGTTGAGGTCAACGATCTGCCTCAACAGAACACGGGCACCGTGCATTACACGGGTGCGACAACTCTGGAGATCGGTCGGCGGTTATCCTCAAAAATTGCACGGCACGAGTATGGCACCGACCTGGCATGGATGCCGGTGCTAAATTCTGCGCACGTGTACAATAATTTGACCGTCGAGCGCGATGTGAGCATCAGGGGCAATGCGTGGATACACGGGGATTTGGTTGTCGAAGGTAACGTCAAGGTGTATGGCGATGGTACGTTTTCACGCCTCTTCGTCGGCGGCGGAGAAGTGCTGGCTTCCAGCTATGAAACGGGTTTAGATTTTGACGGCTCGGATAGCTACGTCGATCTAGGCGGAGCCACCAACTGGTCATTTGGCACAAGTGATTTCACGGTGGCAATGTGGGTGGATTTTGAGCTTAACAGCGCGAATGGGCAAGACATTTTGAGCGGAGTTGCGTCATCCACTCAGCGTACCTTGCAGGTAAGCGCTGCCGCAGGCGACCAGTTGCGTGTGCTGGCGTATGACAATGTTACATCTGAGATTGCTGACACCTATCCTCCAGCGGTAGATGTTTTGACGGCGGGCCGCCGATTCATCGCGTTCACACGCCGCACAAATACGCTGTATGTCAAGCTGGATAACGTCTGGAGCAACTACACGATTTCGGGGGCAATAGCTGATGGCGACGGGTGGAACTTTTGGTTGGGTGACAGGCCGGACAAATTGGGCACATCGTGGGAAAACGGAGCAATCGAAGAGTTGGCCGTGTGGACAAACGGCATGACGAGCAATCAACTTGCTGGCGTGATGCAGGGGACGTATCCGACCAATGCGCGCTTTGCGCGTTATCGCGGATGGCCGAGCAAAACCGAGGGTAGTCTATATCCTAATGGTGCGACTATAACCAATCTTTGGAATCCCGGTTTTCTCGACGGCACCGCACAGGGCGGCGTCAAGGCGGGCGACTCAGGGTTGGAGTAAGTGTGCAGGCAATCAGAATCGAAGTGAGTCAAGGAAAGTAACAACAGGAGATACGAAGATGCAAATTGAACGGAAACCCACGCAGATAATCATCAACATCGAAGATGAAGATGACCGCCAGACTGTATTTCGCATGTGTCATCAAGGATTGCTGGCAGTAGACGAGGCAAACAGCAAGGTTCGGGGTGGTGGCGAGTTCAATCCTCGCGTCCGCAAATTGCTGAGCGACATACAGAAACACGTCGAATAGGTCAGTGAGTAAAAAAGATTGGAGAAGTAAGAGATGGCCGAACAGACCCCATTAGAAGAAGAGGCATTGAGTTCACTAGAGAAAAAGGCAAAGATGTTGACTAACGGTAAGCGTGGTGATCTAGATCACCTCTGTGAAGTGGTCGCCGAACTGACGGGCTTATTTATTGCCTCGATCCGTACGGGGTTTATGACAGCCGAAGATTGTCGAATAGCTCAACATGTATTTCTGGGGACTCTAACAGAATCGGTTGAGAAGAAACTGAAGAACAAGAAGAGCGGTGTTCCCGCTTTTCTTTCACGGACACCTCTGGCTGTTTTATGGGGCACGGTGCCTCATGGCCTGTTGGTGTTTCTGTACTTCGTAGGAAAAGGAAAGGGATGGTGGTAGTGATGATGACGAGAAAAGAGAAAATCCAATTAGGCAAATTCGTCGCTGTATCTTTTGGTAGTGCGCTGGTTTTGTTTGCAGTGCTGGTTTTCACAGGCTGTGCGACACGGGCATTACAGAACGAAGCACGGGCGCAGTTGAGTGCGGCAGGCTTTACACCGGCCCCATATGGCAATAATCACATCATGGTAGCCGATACGGAAGAGGCCCGGACAATCAGTGGCGGAAAACGAGGTGTGCGGGTAGCAGATGTTGCTCGACAGAACCATCCCGTATTGTACCCACTCGCTTGGGTGTTTGATTACATAGGGCTACCGACTGCTGTTGGTTATGGCGGTTACAAACTGGTGGAAGAGATCAACGATTCAGATTCCCCTTCCCGTAGTTATAAGGCTGGAGGGGATCAGACAATTTACGAATCCAAGACAGGCCCAGTGACGGTGGACAATAGTAATACAGAATCTTGGGAAGATTGAAAATGAGCACACCAGGAGAAGTAGGGCCAGGGCCAAGAGAAACACTAACAAGCATTCTTATCGGTATTCTTGTCAGTGCGCTTCTTCTCTGGCTATTCGTCGGTTGTGGAACGTTCGGGGCCAGATACAAGGGACCACCCACAGATGTAGATGGGGATCCAATCCCTGCACCAAGTTATTGAGGATAGCAACATGAAAAAATGGCAAGGCTGTCTAGCACCCCCACCGCTTCTGAGGACTGTTCCAAATCGGGATGTTGATCTGGGTAAAGGTGAAATCAAGGTACATCAGGGATGGCACCAAAATTCCATTCCTACATATTCCCAAGAGTGGCCGTCGTGTGTTGGGCATGCTACTGCCAATCTGATAGAGCATCTGTTACGGGCTTGGGATAAGCGTGCTATTCCAAAGGGCTATCAAATTGACGGGGATTCTTTTTGGCGCCGTGCTAGGCAGATGTTCTGGAGGGGTCCTGACGGGGATGTACGATACAATGACGGTTTGTTGTTGCATCAAGCGATTGAGGCCGCTGTTGATCTGGGAGCACTTCCTCCAGGGACGGAGTGGAAGAAGGTCCCGCCCGATCTTATTGATTTCAGTGAGGCCCTGGTAAAGTCTCCAATACTTCAAGCCCATTTTGTGTCAGATAGCTGGGAGCATCCAGCAGCCAATGGCCAGATTTTTGCTCCTATGCGTTTCGATCCATTCACGGGTGGGCATGCTACCCTAGCACTGGAGATCATTCCTCAAGGAGAGAACTTCTTTGTTCTGTCTCAAAATTCTTGGGGGGCTGACTGGGGGTACTTCGGGTATTTCCTGACTGCTTGGCTAGATTGGACAAGGATGTACCTGGACGGTGGTATCCAATTGGAACTCCCGCCGGGTTGGGAAAAAGAAGAGTGGGCAGAGTTTCGGGGTTGGGAAGCGTTTTTGATCAAAACACCGAAGAGGAGATGAGACATGAAAATCATGGGCCACGATGTTCTGTCAATAAATGGATTTGGAATTGGGTTTACCTGGGCACCTAATCCTGCTGGTGTAGCAATATCAGCAGCGACAGCAACCGGACCGTTCGGCAAATATCGATGGGCGAGTCATTGCTTCCCTGTCTATCAAGTACGGTTGAGAGGATATGATGAAGACCTCTTACTATATTGGGAGATACATGCTCATACAGAGGGGTACAGAGGGCCTTTCATGCTCTCCAAAGTGCAGGACTGGGAGAAGGGCAAATGGTGGAGGAGGCTGCGGGTTATTTGGCTTCCTCAGCTTTGCCTTAATCAGCAGCGGCTATATGCCGGCCTGCAGGAACTTTTGGATTGGCAGAAAGACAAAACGTCCTATTCTGAATGGCAGATTGCTCTAATCCCCCTCAACCGAATTTTCAAAGTCCCCATCCCGTCCTCCCCTGACAAGCACATTTGTTCCGAGGGATGTTCGATTCAATTGCTGACTGTCGGAGGAACTCGCTTCGATGTAAGAGATCTTGGCGAGACTCATGACCAACAGACACCAAATGACATTGAGTACAAACTTGATGTCATCTTAGCTCCGGAAAACCGCCGGATTCACAAGGTGTCATTCAAGTCACTATTCAGGAGAAAGGAGTACCTGTATGCCTGAGAAAATGACAACAAAGCGCTGGCTGATAGCTAACAAAGACCAGTATCCAGATCGAGAGGAATTGATAAGGCGGTGTCAAGAGTCTTGCGGCACCACTCGGGGGAATGTGTTGAGGAAGCTCAAGGAGCTGGGAGGGCTAGATGATGCCCCACCGCCCAGCTTCAAAGGCATCCCATTGAAAGAAGGAGTAAATGTGTATACACAACAACCCCAGGATCGGACCAAGGCTTTGATCTTTTCTCTTCCCAAAGGGAAAGGATTTCCAGTCATCGAATTGAGTAAGGAATGGAACATCAGTCCAGAAACAGTGGCCAAGCATGCCAAGCGCCACGATGCCCTTCGGTACGTTGAGGAGTCCCCTGGGAATTATATCAAGTGTGTCATGCATCCTGATACTGCAGCAAAATACCATGGTTAAAGACATGAAGATCGAGTGGAACGTTGGTGTGTTGATACAACAATGGCCCACAAGCGCGATGCAGAATTCCTTCGCCGGGCCTTCGCTCCTCAATACATGCTACGGCTCGATGAAAGAAACATCAGCTACTACCGTAGAGGAGTTGTGTATGTTGAAGGACTCCCGCCGGGCTGGATTAAACTTGGCAAGATGTACTTCACTCACAGCTTCAAGATCACGAAGAATGCTGCAAGGGACACCGCAGAGAAAACGGCTGGTAACATCACCTACTTCTGCACTCATCGGGAAGATACTGCTACTGTCGTCTTTCCCTCGGTAGGAATTGTGAAGGCTTTCAATCCAGGGTGTCTGTGCAAACGCCAGAGGCTTTGGCAGCATAGCAAACCGTCCACCTGGAGTCACGGTTACGGAGTTGACTTCATAGCTAAGAGCGGAAACTTCCAGAGGGTCCATGTGCCTATCTGGAGGGGATCTTCTTTGGCAAGGGCAATGATCGAAAGATTCAAGTCATAGTCCAGCGATTAAATTGATAACCTCGGAAGATGGTGTCGGATAAGACCCAAAGGGCTTCGGCGCCATCTTCCTTTTTTGTGGGTCTGTAAGATGGACATTTGATTTGATACGCTTACGCATAGCCTGAATGAACTCAGCGCTTTCTATGTAGAGGATCTTTTCAGGTTCTCCTGAATCATTGAACTGCACAAAGTACCGGTGGTACGTGTTGTTGCAATCAAATAGTTCAACATCTTCTCTGGTCAGCAGTATAGTCCCACCCATCATTGAACCTTCCTTCCGCAAGAGGGACACTTTCTGTCACACTTCATAAGGGAACAATCACATCCCTTACATTGCCCTATATATGCGCCGATCAATACCCGTGGATTGTCCTGTGCCTGTCGGAGTCCATTGAAGAATTCATCTGGTGAGCGATTAGAGTGTGGAGCATTGCCACACACCAGATGATACTTCTTACCCAGTCCATTGTCTAGGTAACGAGTTCCGGCTTTGATTTTTTCCTTACATCCAGGTTTGTCACAAGCATGGTCTTTCCTAGCTTCCTTGATTACAGGTACTCCCATTTTGTTTCTCCTTTAGGGGTTCTTTACTCATCCTTTATCTGACCTTTTGCCATGCCGTAGCGCGTGAGCCGTTGAGTTGTACTCTTTCGTAGCCGTTTTCGAAAGCAACCCGATTTACGTTGTAATAGTAGCAAGCGATAACGACGCCAAAAGCGACGATCCCTGAAACGATTATAATCCAAAAGCCCAGCCAGAATTTATTATCTCCATTCATCATTTTTCTCCTTCCTTATAATCGGTATTGGTTCGTTTCATACAACATTCTTGACACAAGGGACGGGCCCATTTTCTTCGGTACCCGACACGTGAATCAATCAACATGTCCGTGCGTTCGATAGCTATCCATTCATCCACTGGCTTAATCTGTGCTCCACAATCAACGTACGTTAGACGCATATCACTGCATTCGATATTTGGTGGGTGCTCACGTAAGCAGATTAGACAGAGGTTATCCCCATTCGCTTTGCTCATTCTTTCTTTGCGTTCGGTCATCCCTCACTCGCTTCGTTTGTTTTAGCATATACCGACTTGTTTTTTTTCTCAATGCCGTAGCGTTGTTATGCGTTATAAATAACTGTTTTTCGCAAAAACGTTTTCAACCCGCCTTCCGCACTCCACGTCTGTTCCTCTACGTCCATGCTGTTCACTTCTTCGCATCGAACGGCATAATGGATCTGGCAACCTGCAATTATCATATTGCCAATCATTACATACCAATTGCTTGATCGTGCGTTTGTTTTTATCCCCAATGTTTCCTCTGAAGTAAAAACGCCACGCACAACTCCATGAACGGACCGATACTGTTTTCCATCGGGAGCAACAAAAAAGTTATCACATGTTAAGAGCGCTTTTTTACCTAGCCACATTTTAATCTTCGTTTTCATTATTCCCCACTCACTTTCCGTTTCCGTTTAACTTCTTCCCATGTTGCTTTACAGCTTGTACACAAGTACGTGAACAGGCGACCAGCCCGATGTTGTATTAACTCTCCCCATCCGCATACAAGGCATGGCTTGCTGTAGATTTCTTTACACTTAGCTCTTTCAGTCCAGCCAAACGGTTGCTCAGTCATGTCACACCCTGCCTTTCTTCTTCTCTAATTAAATCAAGCAGAAAATCTGCTTGGCTTTCACTCCCGAAGTCTCTCATATTAAGCCGTGCATGGTCTGCAAGCTTACTCAAAACCCGCTTTGTTTCACCCACTGATTCAGGGTATGAAAAAGAAGCAGGGTCGTCTAAGAACGCATCTATAGCATCACCGATAATGTCTTGAAACATTCTGTACTCTTCATCAAACATATACAATGCGTTCATTTTACACCTTCTGTCTGTCTGTATACCCCATGAAACCGCTCTATTTTAGCCGAGGATTGACGATCTCCACCAACCCTATACATGGACATAGGCCGGAATAGATCGTGCGTTCTCGTCTAATTCTGCGATTCTGCTTCACTTTCACTCCCGACAGCTTCATGTCCGCTTTTGCCTTCCTTTCACTCTATAGAGGAAACACTATGGTTAAGAATGCTATGGTTAAAATAAGCCAAATCGCTATCGCTGTTGTTTTATTCATGGGGTTTACGCAAATGGATTTTGTGTTAGCTCAACATCTTTTTCTTCAAGCTTTTTGGTTGCTTCAATTTCTCGCTCACAAATATCCACAACGTGCTTGAGTTTTTTGATCCTCATTCGTTTCGCTTTCTCAAAAGACTTTGTTATCCACGCCTTCTCCCAATCGTGCGGCTCGGCTCCACAACTTTCAAAGGCGCACATGGGCGGTATCGGATTTTTAATCATTCCAAACTCATACGGGTCTATTCCAAATAAGTCGTATATTTTCATTGTATCTCCCTGCATGTACTGCCACAGAAGTCGGGGTCTGTTTGTTGTTCCATCATGAATTTGATTCTCTGATCTGCGATTTTGCCTGATTTAAATAAAGCCAAAAGCCCTATAAAACCACACACCCAAAACGTTATCAGTAATATCCACATCATCCCTCACTCGCTTTCGTTTGTTCATTGCATCGGTAACATTTCCCGGTACCTCCATGCCAGCAGTGACACGAAGGACACTCTGACAAGGGGGGCACAACCGCGGGCTCGGGGGCCAATGAAGAAGCGTGTACGTCAGCACCGAGCATGCTCCGTCCGGCCGTCGCCGACAAACCGACCCCAATCGCCTTATCCTTCATTGGCCCCTCACTCGCTTTCTGTTTTTGCTTTATTTGACTCACGAATCATCTTCTTCGTTCGGCACCTCTTCGACGTAGCTGCACTGATTCGTTGCATAGTCACGTCGCCACACGCGATACGCCTTTTCAATCGCTTGGTTTTCGTCGGTAGCTTTGACCTCAATGCGGCACTGGTTGACCTGATCGAACCACACATTGAATGTGCGTGGTTCCAAACAAGGCGCTGGAGAACTACCATTCATCTCGCTCATTCCTCGCTCGCTTTCTTGTTCACACTAAAGGGCCATCGCGCCTTTGCGCCCAGCCTCACAGATAGCGTCAAACAACTCACCGCGCATCTCGTCGAGTTCATCTTCGTTGTTCGCAACATCAATGCCATCAGGTCTATCCCTGTCAATACCATGGTCACGAAGGCAACCGCAGTACACCATTTCATCCGTCATGGACGGGTGGCACTTATCGCGATAGTCAGCAAACTCAAAGACTTTCTTGCCCAGCGCAATTTGTCCTTTCTTCGGCAGTTCTGACACTCGTGGTCGGCGTCCATGTTTTGCCGCCCAAAGCATTGCCCAAATGCACAGACAAATGTCATTCACGGGCTTGTCTGGATTGCGAACAACTGAATGCTTCATCCCTCACTCGCTTTCTGTTCTACCGCAATCCCCAAAGCGGCCTTGTTCTTAGTCCAAAAATTGTAGCATCGCACGCTCACGCCTTCCGGCGCATCCTGACCAATGCGACGGATACAACTGACTAGCAACGATTGTTCACACCGCCACGACTTTTCACATTTTTCTGCCTTTTTCTTGGTATAGATCCTTCCGGATTTTACCCACAACAAGCCCCACTTTGAGTAGTCTGCCCGACCGTATTCTGTGAGTTCATCCGGCTGTACTAATTCCGAAGGACACATTAGCCACCGGTAGGTTCCGAGAGCTAGGCTGTCGCTCATTCTGTAGGGTTTCCTGCGGTCGGCATTCCAGTCGCTTCTACTGGCTTTGCATTCAACGAGCGTTGAGAACCTGCTATTGAACCCCAATCCATCCGGCTCTTCCCCTGCACCGCTTGCCATTTCGCTCACTACAATATAATGTTCCCGCCGAAGCCATCTAGCGGCTATTTCAACGAGTTCTGTGTGTGCTCCGCCCATCCCTAACTCGCTTTCTTGGTTTCTGGTAGTATTCCTCTTCCACATTCCTCACATGGCTGGCCGATAGGAATCCCATGTGGGCATTGGCCATTGTAGGGTTGTTGTTTACGTTTGTTCATCTGCTCGATCTTATTCAGAATTTCTTGCCGCTCTTTTCCAAAAAGTTCGTTGGTCAATTTACTAAGCCCTAAACAAGTTTGTAAGGAGGGATCTATATACTTATAATCCACATAGAATTTTCCTTCCTTTTCATCTTCCATGACCCATTGCCGCTCTGTGTCAACAAACACCCTCGGCCACTTGTTCGCTTTCTCAATCTCCTTCAACGCCCCTTCTCGATCCGTTCCGAACAACTCTTTAGTGTTACTATAGCTTTCGTGCCATTTAAGACTATAATTACACACATATTCCTTATATGAATCGTTGGCGTCATATCGTTTCGCCCTCGACTCTGGCCCATCAAAAACACAGACAACCCCTGAAACATGGTCTTTGAACACTCTCGGATACTTCGGTTCTTCTTTCGTGGCATCATGATAATGCCGGAGCACGATCATAAGCATTTCGAATGTAGACATATGCTTATTGACAAGACCAGGTACCGTACGTCCACCACAGCCGAAGTTGACAAGCAGGGTTGCCCGAACTTCCCCACATCGCCACTCCTCATGTTCCTTCGCCTTCGCTTCCAATTCTTTGACTTGATCGGCCAGTGACTTATGCTGTTCTTCTGTTGGCTTCATTTTTTCTCCTTTCTGGAAAGTATCCGTTTGCAGTTTTCACACTCGACATATCGACGAATCATATAATCAGGTCCTTCCTCAGAATCAATAGTGGAGCACCATTGAAAAAGTTTGTCCTTACTGACACGACAACCACACAAGGGCTTCCTATCACGGACTCGTACGAAATGGGTTTTAGTTCCAGGCCCTTCACCGGGCTTCCCATACCATCCAATGTGTAGTTTCATATCTGTACCTCAGATATCCCATTTACTTTTTGAATTTGAAATGTTCTTTGTGCACATTCCGTAATGGCTTTCTCATGCGTCACTATTATGAATTGAAATCCAAGTCTGTTTGAAAGCTCCCTAAGAACTTCTCCCGCTTCTTGCTGCAAGTCTTTGGATAGATTTTTCATTGGCTCATCCATCCAAAGCATAGGGGCAACAGGAGTTCGGCACAGATGAATAAAAGATACTCTGAGAGCAAGGGCAGCGATATCTACTGCCCCGCCCCCAGAAGCATCGATGGGTGAGAGGAGGTCTCCACTTTCTGTTTCGAAAAACAAATCACATTCTGTCTGTCCCCGCTTTACACTAAAGCAGACTTTGAATGTATATGGATCCGGTAGAGTAGATTCTAAAGCCAGTGTGACTAATTCACTGATATGATATTCTAATTTCTGTTGAGTGATTAACGCTGCCTCATGGATAAGTTTTTGTGCTCTTTCCCATTCTTCCATTTCCCGAGTCTCTTCTTTACTCAATAACTCAGCTTCTGCCAGGTCACTTTCAAGCTGCTCCCTTTTCCCTGCTACTGTTTTACATCTATCCAGTATCTCTTCTGCTTCCTGAATCAACTCATTCATCTTCACCATTCTCCATCAAATTTTGAAGCTCTATTATTTTACTATGAAGTTCATCTTCAACTCTTTGGATTTCTGAATGCATCTTTTTCAGAGTAGACTTAGCCTTGTTTGCTGTAGTCCCAAATTCTTTGAACCTTGTTTTAAGTTCGTCAAGCCTTCCATTGAGTCTTTCTATTTGCCGTTGCCGTTCTTCATGCTCTTCTTTCAAACGAAGTAATTCTTCAGCAACGTCAGAAACCATTTGCTTTTTCTTTACCTTCACCATTTATTTTCTCCTTTTTGAATTCCACTGATCAGCATACCGCAGGATTTCTCTCCTGAGAGTGCCACAATACCAAACACTCATTTCGGATTTGATCTCGTACGGAACACACAGAGACCATTTCTTTCTCTGTTTGTTTTCTGTTTCATGGGTTTATTCATGCTGATCAGTGGAATTAACCTGCAGCTTCAAATACCTTTTTTCGAATTGATTTTTTCGCCTTCTTCTTCTTTACGTATCGCCCTAGATTTTTCAAGAAGTCTATATCAGCATCAATGTCCTCTGCTAGTCCTTCGACAAAAACATTTGTTCGTTTTTTACGTTCCTTCTCCTTCTCTATGTGCTTCCGAGAAACATTTGTTTTCTTCGCCGGTAGAGGGATGGCTTTGACAGAAAAGTCTGAATACAAAACATATACTCTTGGACGGAAACTATTGTCTGCAGATTGTCGAGTTAAAGGCCCAGGATTAACAATAACTGGTTTATCTTCAGAACCTTCAACAACTAAAGGGACATGGTTATCTCCGCAAACAGCAAAATCAAATCCACGGAGTTTCTTTTGTATTATCGATATGTTGCCATCTGTTGGTGCTCCTGGAAATGGCTTCTTGTTGTAGACTAAGGTATGGACTAAAGCGATATGAACTCCATCTAATGATTCCGCTGGCTTGAGTTCAGCTCCGTATGGAAAACAAGTGACTTCAAATTCAGACGAGTCTAGGTCGTGTAGAAGATTCAAAGTTGTTAAGATATGGTGAGTGGCTGATTGATCGAATAGATCCAAATTGTTCTTAGGGAGGTCGTGTTGACCTGGTGTGAAAAACATGCGTGCTCCTACCAGTCTTTCATATACCCATGTTTCAAACCAATGTGGAACTTCATGCCTATGTAAGAGGTCGCCGGCATTCAATATAGGTACGTCTAATTCTTGATGAAGTTTGAGTATAGCATCTAACTTATCTTCTTGCGTTTTGAGCCAGTCCTTATCTATTCGACATCTTGGCTTGTCCGGACGTAGGTGCCAGTCTGCTGTTGCGATAGCTATGGGGTGTTTGTTCATCAGACCTTCTTTCCACAAAGCGGGCATGTATTCGGAAATGCTTCTTCGAATTCTTTTTGGATTTCTTTGGCTTCCTTGGCGGTCTTTTTTAGATTCTGGAAGATTGCCATATATCCGTCGAGAAGTTTTTGAAGGCCGTCCTGCCTGTTCTTCTTGCTTTTCAAGGTAATCAACAGTTGATCAACCTCGGAAAACAAAGGGTCTAACTCTTCAGACGCTTTGCTCTTGGCTTTTTTCAATCGATCCTTGCTATCTTCGTAATCTGAAATAGTTCTTTTCAAACGTGAGGCGGCTTTTTGCAAACTAATGAGCTTCTTCAAAATATCGGATACAACTTCCATCAAATCTTTCATTCGTTTTTGATCCGGCATGTTGTCAAGCTTGTCTTGTATCGAAGTAACTCTTTCCTGTGCCTGCAGAGACTTCGCTTTGTGTTCCCGAATTTTTGATGCGGCATAAGAAATGGTCGAGTCGATAGATTTAAGATCAGAAACTTCATTCAACCTGCGGGCAACTTCACCAGAAGAAGTGGCAGAAGATAGAAGGAAAGGAGCATCATGTTGATTCTGCCAGTTGAGGTCTCCAATACCGAGCACCTCCTGAATCTCTTCTGGTACGGATGTCCCAAAGGATTCAAATACGAATTCTTTTCCATCCTGTTCTACCAATTCATACTGGTTCTTTGATGTTGTTCGAATTCTCCTAACAATAGACCCATCTTCTAATTCAATCTCAACTTTTGTCTCACCGCCACGCTCTCTTGCCCACCAGGATCGAAATTCATTTCCCATAGGACGATTGAAAGCCACCCACCTCAATGCCCGCATAATAGCAGACTTACCACTATCCGTCTGGCCGGTGATCACATTCACTCCCTGATGGAGATGCAGAGACGTATCCTTATGGCTCTGGAAGTTCTGTATGCGTATGGATTTAATCTTCATGATTATGTGGCCTTGCTTTTCCAAACTCCCAGTATTCAATCCCTAGTTTTTCATAGGCTTGCTTCATCAGTGCTTGCAACTCTTCTTCAGTGTAGTTAGAGCCTATCACTTTTTGGATCTGCCGCAAGATAGAGAGTAAAGTGATTGGCCCTATATTCTTCTTCGGCCGCACCTCTTTGATAGGTCCAACACATTCCACAATGAAACCAAAAGGCCCTTCTGATAATACTATTGACTTTAGAAAGAGAACAATCTCTACATCCCCCTCGGCCCAAGATAGTATGGCCACTTCTGGAAATCTACCGGTCGGTACATCTGTTGGATCTGTGAGATGAATACTAAAATAAGCCTCGTTCTCCGGCGGTTCCAGAATTTGGATTGGAATACTTCCATCATTATACTTGACAAGCGAGGTGGTGGGCAGAGGCTCAATTTGAGCCTCCAAAACCTCCACCACCAAATCACCGATTTGAACGGTTGCTTTATTAGAGCAATCTATCAACATCCTGCTCCAAGAATTCGGCCCTATTCTTTTCGAGAGTCTTCACGACCTTGCGGGCTGCGTATAACTCCCTCTCGATGCGCTTCAACTCTTCGATGACCCTGCGTTCTTCAGCAGTGTTCATTTCCTCGATGGCTTTTTCTCTGAGTTCTGCAACTTTCATCTTTCTTCTCCTTCCTCTTTACTACTCTTCCGTTTACAAACGAACTTCCCATTACCATTCCAGACAGCCCAACTGGTATCAAATCCTCTGCTAGCGAGCTCCTTATAGACACCCGGTTGATAGTGGCTTCCCTTTTGAAACCAACATATGAAATTCCCCAAATGATCTACAAGGGAGATGCATGGACAGTCATACTCTTCCGGCAAGCACAGTTTATACCTCGGCATATCAGGAGGAGACCCTTCACTTGGATAATGTGGGTATATTGAAGGGCCTTTCATGAACAGTCTCCATCTATAACTTTCACTGGGATGGCATAATAGGGTCCGCGCTCTTTCCGGCGGTCGTCGCTATTCAGAGCATTCAGTACCTGGTCCTTGGCTTTGGGTGTGACCACAGGGACCGTCTGCCCGTTCGTGAATGTAGGAAGTGCTGTTAGAAGTCTTCCCATAGCATCCTGAATGATGTAACCGTCCAGGTCAATGATCTGCGGCTTTTTACTCACAGCGATCTCCTTTTTCACTCGCGTATACCCGTTTCAGAAGGCCGTCCCGCCGAATAAGGATGGCTCCCTGATAGTTCCCGGCACTGTCACGAACATGGCGTACTTCCACTACGTCCTCCGGCCGCTCCTCTTCGGAGTATGCTGTGCCAATAACTACATTCGTTTTACCCACGACGGCTTGTGGTTGTGGGTCTATTACTAGCAACACATATAAGGTGACTGCTGCCAAACAAAGAGCCACACCCAATAAGATATATCCAATAGCGAACCCGATTTGGAGACATTTGTTCATAACGCCACGTCCTTTCTGAGTCCGCACACTCGGCAAGCTATTCTACGCAAGTTTGCAGACTTGTTTTTCTTCATGGTGCGGAACCGATTCCCACATTCACATTCGCCCGGCTTCGTTTTCAGCTCTATCCGGGGGCCTGCACAGCAGAGAGAAGGGCCAGAACCGAACGCCCCTTTGGCATTTCCCTTCTTTGTGGCATCGGTATTTTCTCGGCGGGGGCCTCCGGATGGGATATAAGTCAGGCGATCCTGTTTTGACTTCTTCTTGCGCAGTTGTACATTCCCTCCGGCCTTCCTTTGAAAGCCAAAGAAATCAGCGACCTTACCAAGAGCCCGAGCTGCGTGTATTACGAATGATTGCTTCTGCATTTTCTCTCTCCTTCTCCTTTGCAGTTTTTGAGTCGGAGCCTTTCTACAAGATCCTTGATTAGCTCCGGGATGTCCTCTTCTTTGATTGCCTTTGTGGTGAGTTCCAGCATTTTGGATTCTCCATCTCGCAAACGAACCTCTCTGAAATACTTTGATTTCACCGCTTCGTCCTTTCACCTATATTATACTAACGAACAGATTAAAACTTTCAAGAAATCCATTTTCTTTTCAATGCGATCCTACGAGCTAATTCAGCAATAAGCAAAGCATCTGCATTTCTATGAATGATCTTCATATCAGGAAAGAGCTCCTGGGCTGCTTGCTTCGTCACATTTTTATCACCCCCACTTTTGCATTTCATTTCGGTCTGCCATTGCTTAGGTGTTCGAGTCTCTCTTCGAACCCTGTTCGCTGCAAAAATTCCGCAGATGAATCCATACCAATATCCAAAGGTGAAAACACTATGGACTCCTTGACCAGGTCGTGATGCAACCTTCTCACAAAGGCAGAAAACAGTTCTCCTTCCCAATCTTCTTATTTGATCAGCAATGTCCTGTTCAGTATCATCCATGCGGACAATGGTTTCTATGGATCCATCAACTCGCAAAAACGCTACGGCGCCGGATTTGCCCGGATCTACTCCGGCAACAAGGTCCTTGATTTTTCTTTTTACCCTCATCCTTTTCTCTTTCTCCTATTAACCCGAACTTGAATCTCTCTGCGTTCTCCTTCAAATCTACCGGATGCGAATTGCCTCCATTTTGTCTCATCATTCAAAAAGGATTCAAATCCAAGTTCTTCAAAAACCACAGCAAACTTTTCCCACATCAACCCATCTTGCTTTAATTGCAGATCAACAGGTTCATCAAATGGCAGCTTGACAAGTTTGACGTTTTCAAGAATCAATTTTTTATGAGAGCGTATTTTTCTAGTTTGTGTTGGAGTAGTCTTCCCTAACAAGTACTTAATGGCTGTCTTTTCAGCCACACCCCTGACACCCTGTACGTTGTCACTCTTGCAACCAGCAATGGCTTTAACCTTCCACCACATACTCGGTGTTATTCCATAGGATTTGCAAAAGTCTTCTCTAGTTATTGTTTTGCTTTTTTTCTTCGAACTAGGATTGTACATCGAAATGTTAGAAGCCAGACATTGGAACATATCATTATCTGCCGTAACCATAACAATTTGATCAATGGTACTTCTACAAACATGAGCCATAAGATCGTCTGCTTCAAGTCCTTTGTGATGGAAGATGTTGGCGAATCCCATTGAGGGCAATATATCTGTTCGCAGACTTTCCATCTGTCGAAAGACCGGAATCAATTTCTTGTAATCCTTTGAGTCCCGTCTTTGTTTTTTGTACTCAGGTCGAACTTTTCTCCTCAACGAATGCTTACTATCCCAACAAAAAACAATTTCATTAGTTTTGAATAGATGAGCCAGGTAATTGATCCTGGAAAGGAAACCGAAGATTACCTCCGTTTCTTCTCCTGAACCATTTGTTAATCTGTCCAAGGCAAAGTGTGCTTGGTAACAGATGAATTGACTGTCTATCAAAAGAATCATTCCTGAGTACTTTCTGCCATGTGACGAGCATCATCCATTCCAAACTTATCTTCTATGGACATCAATTCGTTTTGATTCTTGATGAATCGTTCTTTTTCTGGTCTTGACAATCTGGCAAACCATTTCTTCATTCTACGCCATGCTTTCGGGCTTATGTTCTCCGTTCCATAATGCATTCTGAAATTGAATCTCAAAGCTCTTTTCAGCCACTTAACTCTTTTGCCGTTCATTGTGAATACCTCCTTGTTCGTTTCAGTTTCAAAGCATCTTCTATTTCATCCCATGCTTTTTGAGTTTCTTTCCAAAGCGCTTGCATCAACTTATCACTGGCCTCCACTTTCTCTACAATGCTTCGCATAGACTCCGGTTGCTTACTTCCTGGCCAAGATATTTTCCCACCACTCTTCTTTTTCCAGAAACCATTGTCAACCAACCATAGAATGCAGGATTCGATATCGTCCACCCCATAGTCGTAGTAGGATCGAATGGTTACTTTTCTAACCTTGCCTGTGATCCGAGTTTTGGTGCTGTTTATGATTGTCTCATTTCCTATGGTGTGCTTTTTTCCCTTAACGGTTTTCAAGAGACGACCAGCATGTGCTAGCCAATATATGTGCGAAGAATAGAACTCAAGAGCTCGACCACCGGCCCGGGTTTTCTTTGAGAAGCTCATCGAAATATCATCCCTAGTCTGGCTGATAATCATGATGAGTGAATCTGTGTCCTGAATTTTTCTTTTGCACAGTCTAAGAACTTGAGACAACATCTTAGGTTTTGAAAGTCCGTAGTCTCCAGATGTACTTTCACCCTTCCTTGCTGCTTTGATTGTCTTCTTTGCTTTTGTCTGTTCTTGTGTAGTGGTCAGAGCATCTAGAGAATCTAATATGTAAACGTAGGGGCCTTCTAAAGAATCTAAAGCTTGTAAAAAATCTTGAATAGTGTCGCTGTATGCAGCCTCGCCTTCTTTGATCTGAGGTGGTTCGATTCTGTACGCGGCTCTTTCCCCAAAAAGATGGGGGATGTCAAATAAGCATCCACCTTCAACATCATCGTAGATCAATGCATAATCTTTGAACCGAGAATCGTTCGCAAGATTCGCCAAACAGTTTAGTGCCATGAGCGTTTTGCCTGCATGAGAATCTCCAATAGCATTCACGATTCGACCCCTTTGATATCCACCATTGATGTCATCGGATATAGCAAGATTTAACAATCGACATCCGGTTGGGATCATGTTTTCAATTGGTCTTCTATTCTTCTTTCGCACTTTGACCATTTTTCATCCAATCTTTACAAGAGAAAAGAAGAAGGGGCATTCATTTTGGTTTTGAAATGTCCATCATAGGCACTTCAGGAGAGAGTCAATGAATGCCCCTCTTCTTCATTCCTATCTATTTACGTCGCCGAGTTGATACTTTCTTCTTTTTTGTCGCCCTTTTCTTGGTCGATGCCTTCTTCTTTTTTGTTACCCTTTTCTTGGCAGTTTTCTTAACAACACCCTTACCTTTGCAGGGAATGCATTTTTTACCTCTGCTGCTCTTGCCTGTTCCTTCACAGGCGGGGCACAGTTTTTCTCCCTTTCCAGGAGTCGCTACATCCTCGTCCTCGTCCTCGTCGTCTTCTTCGTCTTCCCAGAGGTCGTCCTCCTCTTCCGGCTCGTCCTCCTCTTCCGGCTCGTCCTCCTCTTCCGGCTCGTCCTCCTCTTCCGGCTCGTCCTCTTCATCGTCTTCCCAGAGGTCATCCTCCTCTTCCGGCTCGTCCTCTTCTTCCGGCTCCTCCTCTTCATTGTCTTCCCAGAGGTCATCCTCTTCTTCGTCGTCCTCTTCCGGCTCGTCGTCCGGCTCGTCGTCCTCGTCTTCTTCGAGATCAGCGGGCTCATCGTCTTCCTCTTGCTCATCCCCCGCTTCTCCCCAAAGCAGACTGGTCAGATCTTCGGAAGAAAGAAGTTTTGCTCTGATCAATTCATCCAAGTCATGTGCTTGGTCCAGAATTTCATCAGGAACATCCTCTCGTGGAACGAAGTCAATTCGCTGTGCTTTGAGATAAATGAACTCACCTCCGGTTTCCTTGACCATCCGCACCTTGAGAACATGACCACCATCCGGTGATGAAAAAGCCCCGACTGATTCATCTTCAGCCATTGATAATTCATCTGTCATGGTCTTACCAAAAGCATGATAAGAAATCTCTGCGAGTAAGACCTTGTCCGGATCCCCTTTCTTGCTCACATCAACAACATTCATGAGAATGCGTTTGGAAGGCCAGAATGCCCGTTCTGCATCATCTCCTTGAGTAGGGTCGTCTGCTACTTTTCGTCCTTCTTGACAAATGGGGCAGGGAAGACCAAACGTCTTCCGAGGACACACAGCCCATTGACCAGATCCGCCTACATCCCTATGCGCATAAAATATAGTGCGCCACCACAAGGAGCCGGGCTCTATATTTTCCGGATGATCCTTTCTGGATACTTCATAAGGAATGACAGACAGGCGATTTACCTTTTCCTTCCATTCATAGACTTCTGTTCCTGCAGGAACTTGGAATGTGTCAGATCGACCAGATCCTGTATCCGCCTTTTTCGCCTGATCAATAACCTGACGTGCATCAACCGTTCTTTGTCTTCTTTTGCTGCTGCGTTTTTTCCTTCTTTTCACCATGTTAGTTCTCCTTCGTTTTCTTTCTCTTCTTGACAACCGTCCTTTTCCTGGCTGTCTTCTCATGCTGCTCTGTTCTTTTTCTTTTGGCCGCTTGAGTGGACAGATCTCTAGGTTCTAAAGGTCCGGTAAAGTAGTCCATACCCATCAATCTGCAAAGATTTTCAAGAGCCTCCTTTCGTTGATAAAAAGCCCTACAGAGAGCCGTTAACTCATCTGCTCTTCTTTTTGCTGCCAGCCTCCTTTTCTGAGCTTTTATGTATTCAGGTTGTTTGAGGATTGCATTTTGAATTGCTCCCTCAGTTGCTTTCCCGTCAATGAATTCTTCTGGATCTGATCTGATCTCTTTGTCCAAGTCTGCTCGTACTTGGTCTCTTTTGAATTTGGCCATCGCTTCTTGCTCGCGAGCCCTGGCTTCGGCAGCAGCAACTCTTTCAAAAGTCACTGCTTGTTCAAGCCATTCAACGTCCAATTGATCTGGATCAATCTCTAGGGCATCTCTGAATTGCTGCAAGTCATCTTTCATTTGTCGTCCTTTCTATTCCTGCTATATTATACTCAATGCTTACTCTTGAGTTGTGGAAAAGGTTGCCTCAAAGCAAGCACAAGTCAATCCAGCCGCACCTGAGTCATAAAAAGGATCCAAGAACAAATCAGCAACTTCATACGCTCTGGCACTTGAACCATTCAACAAGACACTGTTCATATAGGACAAAACATTCCTTCTTATGGTTTCTGGTTCTGCATTGAGTCCTCTAAGAATTCCAGAAACCTTTTTCCAATCTCCTCCCTTCAAAAGTGCTCTTGACAATTCTATGATCTGACTCTTTTCCTCGGCTGAGCGTTTTGCTGCTCTGAGCATTTTCTCTTTGGGTAGATCAATAACTGAATCCAAAATGACCAGAGCATCTCTAGGGCATCCCATAGAATCTATAGCTATCTGTTTCAACACTTTCAGAGAAGGTTTCTTTTTCTCTTTGATGCAGATCTTTTTGAGCATACTGAGCGTCTCGTCCATGTCAAGGTTATCAACGACGAATGTGTGACATCGACTACGAATAGTTGGCAGTAATTTGGACGGCTCTGTGGTTGCAAGCAATAAACAGACATGACCTGGGGTGTCTTCGAGTAGCTTCAATAATCCATTTTGAGCATCTTTAGAAAGCTGATGGCATTCATCCAAAAGCCATCCTCTTTTATCTCCATAAGTCGGCATATAGTTAGATGCTTGTCGAAGCTCTCGTATCGTTCCAATTCCTCTGAATTGAGCTGAATCCATTTCAACGAAGTCTTGTTCAACGCAACCTAATTTTTTAGCTGCTATTCTTGCCATCGTTGTTTTGCCACATCCGTGTGGTCCAACAAACAAAAAAGAGGAAGGTCTGTCCTGGGGCTTTCTGGCTAAGATAGAAGACAGACTGGCAACGGCCTCTTCATTACCGTATATATCATCCAGTGTTTTTGGTCTATGCTTTACTTGTAATGATGGCATGTCAGTCCTCCTTGTATGGGCATGGTTTGCCCCTTTTGTTTACTAAGCATCTGTCCCATCGTGGACATGTTTTGGAACAGTGATCTGGTAGTGCTCCGGCCGGTCTGTACAGGACACCACAGGCCTCGCATTTCAATCGCATATCATCCAATTCATATAAAGTTCCTTTGGCCCCACAGCATACGCAGACATTGATCGAATTCATATTGGTTCCTCCTGTTTATCATACCAGCTTCCTCCAGGTGGGGAAATTTCGGCTTCAATAACCAACGGAACGATTAGCCATTCCCACGCCTTTCGTATGTCTTCTGTCATGATTCTTTTTGCTGTAGTTAGGAAGTCAGGAAGTTCGTCCGACACAAAATCACCAAGAGCGGAATCATGGATTTGTCCTATGAGCAAAGACTCCATCTTCTGTTTTTCCAAGTAATCCGTAAGTTCAATAAATGACCAAAGAAGACAATGAAAAGCCGGTCCTTGCACAGGGATGTTTATCGTTTGGTTTTTAGACATTGGCCCAGAGACTCGGAATCCGGTTAAGGTGTCAAAGTAGCCCTTCCTCAAATATCTTTTCCAGTGTCTTTCTTTCCACTTAGTGTATTCATGATAAAGCTCATTCCAATACCAATCTTCTACTTGAGCTATGTGCTCCATGAATGTTCCTTTTTCTGGTTTCAAACCGTTCTTCGTTTTGATAACCTTGCCTAATTCAGTAATTCCATAATCAGCTAAGTGTTCCTTCAAAGGAATACCGTCGGCTGTTTCCAGGTCAAATTCACCAATGGATTTCCACAGATTGATTGCCACTTCTTTCCACCAACTGCCATAGAATTCAGGAAAGACAAAACGATTCTTCGCACAATATCGAATTTTTTTGGTCACTTGACGCTCTGTCAAAATGAAGACCCGCATAGCCATATCTGTATGCATATCTTTGTTTGGACTTGTTACGTACTCGATCAAATTAGGATCTCCAGTTAAACAACCAGCAACCCGTACTTCTTGTTGTCCATAATCCAATTCACCAATCTGTCTATTGGGTTCTCTTACGATCACGCCCCTTCGTATGATTTTGGACATCATGTCGTCACGTATTGGATTGTTTTGAAAATTCGGATCATTAGATTGAGATCGATACGATCTAGGAATTATCAATCCATAGGACGGATGTATAAGACCATCGACTTCTTCTTTGAGGAAATTGTTGATGTATGTTCCAGAAACCTTCTCTAGCTTTCGAACTGAAAGAACATCACGCACTATTTGTAGATCAACAGACGCAAGTGCATCCTCAGCAGTGCATACCAATCCTGTTTTTGTTTTGGGCAGTTCATCAGCTAGTTCAAGATCTTCAAGAAGAACTCCAAGCTGCTGTGTTGATGTGTAATTGGTTTTGGGTCCCCAACGTTTTTTCCATGCTTTTCCTTCTTTGCTTTTTTCAATCTTGGCCAGTATTCGATCACTTCGCCTTGCTATTTTCTGCTTCTGCAATTCAAAGTATTCAACATCAATAGCAATTCCATTTTGACTGGCCTTGTGCAGGGCCTGCGCTCCCCTCATGAACAATTCCATGGCATCTTTTCTAGTAGCGGTTATTTTCATAACATTATTCTTTCCACAAATCCAACCTCTGCTTGTCCGCAAGGTTTCTTTCTATGAGTGCATCGAGCCCACAATAGAACATGAGATCATTCGGATTCGCCTGATCAACTCTGTTAAAAGCATTCGCACTGTCTTCTTCAGAAGTTAAAAAGTCAGCCACTCGACTATCGTAATCTGGTATACCATAATTTACATATGCCTGAAATTTCATTCCGCAAATTGCACTTCTGTTGTCCTGCAAGTGAGCTCCCAAACAAGTGTCCCAAATCCAATTCTGTACATCGACTCCCAATATGACCTCACTCCACGCAGCTTCAAATGGAATGTTCGCGGCTATCTTTTTAGATTGATTGGTCAGGAGAGTCCTCAACATGTTTTTGATCTTCTTGTCCTGATCAACCCAAAAAGCAACAGAATGATTCTTCGTAGTGCTTATGCCACAACAGATGATGCGATGCCCTTCTCGGTGTGGTTTCTTTCCTGTCGTTTCAAAATCAAAGGCGAAGACTTTTGGAGGATGCTTGATAAGATCACGTAGATATATGCAAGCTGATCTTTTATCCAGGATGTGGACACTATTTGTTATGTCCAACCAGTGACTAGCAGGGTCTTCATTTGAGAAAGCAAGTTCAATGGTCTTTGACAAATCTCTTTTGAAGAAAAGATCTTCGGGACTTCCATCATTCAAATGTTCTATATAAGAAGGATGGAATGTCGGACATATCCAAGCACGAAAATCTCTGTCGGGAATTTGCCAACCTCTCCACTTGTAGATATTGTCTATCTTTTTGATACGTCCAAGCATCAAACTTTTAACAGCTACTGAACCTAAAGGAACAATGATTCGAGGTTTCAATTGATCAATAGTGGTTAGTAGATGGTGTTGGCAAGTTGCAATCTCTAGATCACTTGGTGTCCTATTTTTTGGCGGTTTGCAAATGATTGCGTTTGTCATATAGCACTCGTTCAAATCCACACCAATCTCTTGAAGAGTCCTGCGAAGTCTTTGTCCCGCTCTTCCTACAAAATGCTTACCGTATTTATCTTCTTGTACACCTGGAGCTTCTCCAATAAATAGGACAGATAGATTTCCAGATCCTGACGGGGGCATCTTTGAACTCAGACATCTGGAAAACAAACCACAAGCGGAGCAGGATTTCAGCCCTGCTCCGGCCGGCTGTTCTGGTACATCAATTTCAAATCCCGGCATGTCTATTCTTCCACAGACATCAAGTACACTGCATGCTTCATGGTCTTTGAATCCATGAGTAGTCTGTTATCACCAACATCAGCAACATCAATCAATTTCAAACAATCGGACAAGAAAGCCGGATGGACGGAAAACTTTATGGGTTTTCCTTTGTGCTTTATGCTGCTCCTCTCTTTATGCCATCCGTGCAGGCCTTTGCCTTCTACTTGCATCTGTCCTTTATTTATAGTTACTGTGACTGCTTCATCTTGAGCAAATTCAGACTCAGAAAAAACACCAGCTCTCTCCAGTATCTCAGACGTCTTGTCAGGAAACTTGAATTTGCCAGTGAGTCCTTTCTTGGAAAAAAGAGAGTCCAAGTTTGGATACTCTGCTTCTTGATATACTCTGCAAGCAACCATAGTTTTGCCGTCTCTAGTTTTGAAATGAAGCCATCCTCCTGATTTTGAAAAACCGTATTTGGAGAATTCATACTTCAAAAGATCAGGAACGAACCTGGCCGGTAGCAAAAAGGACTCCGCCAATTCAGACTTCATAAACACTCTTGTGGCTCTGAATCTGTCACAAGACTCCATGATGTTTCCATCAGAATGGATGCAAGCAAGCACAGGTCGTGTCATGTCTGTTCCAGCAGAAAATTGAACCATTCTCAAAGCATCAGAAAAATCTTTTGGTAGTGGATGGTACTTCGGAGTTTTTCCGATCTCTTTGTATGGCAAGGATATCTCTTTTGACATAGTTATGCCTGTGCGGGATTTCCCACTTCGAATAATCAATTCATCCCCTTTAACAGAGACATCCAAATCTTCTGCTGCAACCTTTTCCAAAACAGCGGATAGCACATCGCCCCTGATTGCTCCTTCAAAGCCAAAGTCTGCTTTTGTTATGACGGCGACCTCATCATTGTATGTGATCAGTTTTCCCTGTTTGAATACTACACTTTGAGACTGTTCTATGATGTCCTTAGAAGCCAGACCCGGCTGTACTCGTTTTATAGCTTGTATCAGTTCTTCTGTTTTGCACTTCATTTTTTCCTCCTTGTTAATGGAATCATCACTTCTTCAAATACGACTTTTTGTTGTAGTTGATCTGTTGACACGAAATGATAGGACAAGAGCATTCTCGGATGTTTTTTCAATACCATTTTGGTTTCATCTAGAACACATTTGCCCGGTGGAGCACCTGCTAGATAAATCTTCATATGTCAAATCCTTCTTTGGATTGAACAGCAGTAAATGGCTGAGGCCATTCTGGCATTGCTCTTTCGAGGTCTCTGAAATACATCACATTGAGTTGATCTCTAGCCCTGTAATCGTTACAGAGACCAGGTTCTACAAGCACTTCCACTTCTTGATCTACGGCTAATTTCTTGTTCTTAACTTTGCCTGTCGGACGTTCATTTTTCTTTGGCTTGTAACCAGCCTTTCTTTTGACAAACTTAGATTTTCCTAGAACAAATCCCTTTGATTCAAAGTAATCAAGAACATGCTGTAATTGACCAGGTGGAAGTGTGTCGATATGTTTGCCGGCCTGCTTCTTGCTTGGGCTTCTTGTGCTAACACAGATTTTCCAACAATCGTCCAGAGCGTGCGCCCAGGGCTTTGGAACGTACACACTTCCCATACGGCCAGTAACAATCCACGAAGTCGAGTCCACACTGTACCATGGGTACCGACACATCAACTTCAATGAAGTCAATCCGAATCCATGAACCTTGACTTTCGGTATCCCATTTTCATCACAAATATATTCAGAGAAGATGCTGTCCAATGTTTTGGCGACAACGTCAGAGCTTGTTCCTATAGCAAGCATTCCACCTATGGCAATGTAATCATATTCATCAATGTACCTCTTCAGATACCTCAAAGGTTCTCCAATGTGAAAACAGGGCAATGGAGATAAACCTGCTTCTTCCATTCTTGTTTGATTTTCCAAGGTGGCTTCAGCATCTCTAATCACATCCAAGTTAGCATAGACAGAGATAACGTCCTCATGTTCTTTGATGAATTGAATATACTCATCCAGATCAATCTTAACTCCTTGTGTGTGCGCACTAAATGCTCCTGAGTCGAGAAATAATTCAACTTCTGGATCCTTTTGCTTCTTCATCTGCTCCTCCAATACATGAAGCATTTTCTGACAATTGAAGAAATCGATAGCGATGAAATAGTACGACATCAACCGCTGCCCCTTCAAACTCAGCACCATGCTTTCCCTTTGTTCAATTCCTGTATTTCCAGCTATCCATATATTCATCGCTCACTCCTCAATTGTCCCACAATCCATTTCCACAACTTGGTCCCTATCTTTTGTTGTATTATCGTGTGATAGGACAAGAGTCGATGCTTCATCATGAGTTCTCTGGACTCATCCAAAACTAGAACTCCACCTGCGAAAAAAATCTTCATGGATGAATCAATTTGAGGAGCTCTTCACGGGGCCCTTCTTTGTGCAGAAAGACTCCGGACAGGCTGCTGGTGACCATAACGCTGTTCTGCTTCATGACACCTCTGCACAGCATGCAAAGATGCTGCGCTTCTATGACACAAGCAGCTCCCTTTGGTTCTAGATACTTCATCAAAGCATCCGTAACTTGACGACCAATACGTTCTTGAATTTGCATCCTCTTTGAATAGATATCAAGTAACCTGGCCAGTTTACTGATCCCAAGAACCTTCCCATCGGGAATATATGCAATATGAGCCTTTCCAAAGAAAGGAAGGACATGATGTTCACACATTGAATAAAATTCGATGTCACGAAGCACCACCATCTCATCACAGGCTCCATCCTCGAACACAGTCATGATGTCAGCCGGATCCTTTTGGTATCCTGAGAAAAGTTCTCCATACATTTTAACAACTCTATTTGGAGTGTTAAGTAAACCTTCTCTTTTAACATCTTCTCCTGCAAATGCCAGTAGAGATTCTACAGCTACCTTTGCTTGAAATTCTGTAACCTTCATATGTCGAATCCTCCTTTGTTGCTCGTTGCTTTGTCTGTTACTGTTTGTTCCTTACCTGATATGATGCGGTCCTCTATGCGATTCATTTTCAACATCATCGTGAACTTGCCCACATCAAAAGGAGGGAATTCACCTATGACATCTTTGTACTTCCATTTATTTTGAAGAACGGCCTGAACCGCTGCCGGGTTTATTGTGTCGACTTGAATGTGTTCTGGAATGGTTTTCATTTTCATCTCTTTGGTTGGGTGCCAAAGAGTTTCTTCAGCTTGACCTGGAATCTCACAAATCGTTCCACACAATGGCATGGATCTTGATTTCAAATTCCATGTATTCGTTGAGCAAACAATAGGACATTTGACCTGCCATTTGCTAGCAACTCTAAGACGTTCTATCCAGCCACCTTCTTCAGTCCATGATCCATATCCAAAGTCCACAACCATGGATCTGCCGTTTTTCTTTTTCACTATCGGCCATGAATTTGGACCGAACTTGATCATACTGAACACAACGTCCGGCTTTAATAGACCAAGACCGGTCCATAAAAGATCGCTGTACACTTCCCAACAAAACATAGCAGAAACTCTAAGTCCTGCTAGATCAAAAACCTTGAAGCGGTTAGAGAAGTCTGTTTCTGGAACTATGTCGCCCCCTCCTTTGGTGACAACATGATCATACTTAGGCAAAGCGAATTTGTTCAAACGCCCCACCAGGGTTCCATCTTTTTCAAGGAACCATATAGCCTCTCTGTTCAAACCGTCATCATCCTTTTGAACAAGACCAACTACCAGGGCGCACTTTCTTTGTTGAGCTATTGATCGCAGTTTTGGAAAGAGTTCCTCTTTTGTGAATTCTTTTTTGTGAGGCATCATGACAATGCCGCCAAAGAATTCTTGAGGTGTCACCAAAATATCTGGTGAATGTTTTTCGCACATCTCATCAATCCAACGTAACTTGGAGGACGTGCTAGAGTGCTGTCGGGGTATTGCCGACAGCACTCGCACTTTTTTGGACTTCAGTGGTTTTGCCACTGTTATTTCTCGACCGTCCAGCCGTTTTCACGCAGACGATTGATCACTGTCCGTACGCTGTTACGAGCTGTACGAATCGCGCTGACCTTCGCCTCAGGGTCGATGCCCTTTTTCTGCAGACGAGCGTTGAGCTGTTTCAAGCTCTGCTCAGGATCCCGGCACATGAGATCAAGCGTAGCTCCGTACGCACTGATCTTCTTGGAAGACTTCTTGGAAGACTTCTTGGAAGACTTCTTGGAAGACTTCTTGGAAGACTTCTTGGAAGACTTCTTGGAAGACTTCTCTTCCGGCTCGTCGTCTTCTTCCTCGTCGTCTTCTTCCTCGTCGTCTTCCTCCTCGTCGTCTTCCTCTTCCGGCTCGTCGTCTTCTTTTTCTTCAACGACTTCAATGCCATCGAGTTCGTAGCCCATTTCACCAATGGTGTCCACGGTTGCTTGCAGCAAGGTGCAATCTTCGTCCAGCTCTTCCAAGCTGTCTTCGATCGCGGCAATGAGTTCCTTCTTCTTCAAATCGGTGTCGATCTGAAGGTCTTCACTCAGAACCGTGTTGAGATCCGCCGCTGCTGCTTTGAGTTCATTCATCTTAGGGGCCATGTCTTCCTCCTATGTGTTGTGGTTCGACTTTCACCCTTTGTTCACTATATTATACTCACAAGGTCTGCAAGAGTTATGAAAAATTTCCAATTTTATGGATTTGGATATTCATCACTACATGTTCTAGCAAACCGGCAGAATCCAACATCCCTAAAGGATCAAAACCACAAAGCAAAGACCCGTCTTTTCCAAACACAGGAGAAATAGCAACATTCAAGTCACTTGGGTCCCGATATTGGAGGACTTCTTTTATGAAGATTATGGCCTGTGCTAGGTCATGTCTGTTCATGTACGGGGCTTTAATCCAAGAGCCACTGGGTGCTTTGGCAAACATATCTGGGGACATCATTGAAGCATGCTCCTCAATTCCACAAGACAATGGCTTATAGTCAAAGACAAAACAATCGGCACACAGGATCTTACCGGAAGGGAGCATGGTTCCATTGGTTTCGATTTGAATTTTGTATCCAACAGAAATCAGAATCTCTATCAGATCTCCAAGTTGACGTCCTTGTAAAAGAGGCTCACCTCCTGTTATGACAACTCTGCGCAAGGAGGAAGCTTCAAGACGGTCAAGCAATTCTTCCAAATTGAATTCACTTCCATTATCAGAATCCCAAGTTTGCTTAGTGTCGCAAAAAGTACAACGCAAGTTGCATCCTGGAAAACGAATAAACTGAACCGCTGTTCCCTGAGGAAACAAACCAACCTCTCCAGAGAAGGATGTGAAAATTTCATTAACCTTCATATTCAGCCCATCCTGTTTTGGTTTCATGAACTCTTACTTTGACGAGACGCAGCCCACGCCGTTCGTTATCCATACTCCGATTATCTATCAGTTTTGATCTAATCTTCTCAAAAAAGTGTCGGGCCATGTTTTCGGCTGTCGGATTTTCTTTCATGGTAACAACCTTCTCTGCCTTGGACAATGGATGATCTTTCTCTGACTCCTTAATGATCAAAGCATGGTCGAATGAATCTATCAGATTGCCGGCAACGTCTTTAAGTTGACCGAAATCTATCACCATTCCATCTTTGTTCAATTGATCCGCTCTTACAAATACCTCAACAACATATGAATGACCATGTACGGACATGCAGGCTGTTGAGTATGCGTGTTCAAGAAAATGAGCCGCCTCAAACTTGAATGTCTTCCTGATTGTGTACCCTCTCATCTCTCTTATCTCCTTTCTCATTATACATAACTGCCCAGAACGGGCCTTCCTATTTGAGGGCATTGCAGAACATGCACTTCCCTCGAAACTGCAAAATCATCCTCTCTTCGTACCAGCCAACCCAAACGCATAAGACCAGCAATCTTTTCCTGCTCTGTTTGATTCAATGCGAGCATGCCCGTCACATGCCCATACTTGCGTTTGTCGTCCGAAAAATTGGACAAGCCGAGTCTGCCCTTGCCGTAAGATCCTGCATCGGCTTGAGTGGCTGTTACGACCAGACAATCTCTTTTCTGTCCTATCGACCGAAGTCTCTGCCACGTTTGATTTTGTTGATGCCTGTATTGCATGCTTCTATCGATAGGAGCTAGAATGTCGGCGTAATCCACGATCACCACGTCAGGCACAAATCCATATCTATATTCCCATGAGTCCAGCCTTGTCTCAATATCGACCGCTGACAAAGAATCATTTGGGTAGCATTCTGTTAGATGACGCACGCCCCTGACTGCAAATTGAAATCTTCTACTGGCTCGGATAGCTTGCCTGCGAGTTAGTGGTTTGACCGGATTTCTTTTTTTGTACCAAACAGCACCTTCAAAATTCTTGTTCCTTCTACACCGAGCACATGGAGAGTAGTCCTCCGGTGCCTCTTCCCATGTTAATTCTGTTTCTTCTCCATCTTCATCTTCTACATATATACTGGATCTGTTTTTGCTACGGGGGCAATCTCCCGTCCTGTTACGTTTACAGTCCAATACCGGAATGAGAAGTTCACCACAATATCGCTCCTTATGAGATTTGCCACATAGACGAATGGCTCCACGCATGCGCATCTGTCTAGCGGACATATCGCCGGCACCAAAGAAAGCAACATTCCTTCTTTGCTTGTACGCTTGAAAACCAATCTCTTGAAGCCACCATGTCTTGCCTCTTTTTTCCGGCCCCATGAAAGCCAGAAAGTTACCACGCATGAATTCATCATTTATCAAGTCACCTAAAGGTCCAGGAAATTCAAACAAAGGATCTTGAGCAGCTTCAAAAGCTTCTTTCAGAGCTTCTTCTTCTACATACAAATCGATGGGAGGAGTAGTGACTTCTATTTCTGTTGATCGATGCGCATCCACCGCATTTTCAGCAACATCGATGTTTCCATCTTCAAGTCCAGCGTCGATCAAGTCTCTTGTTTTCTTGAGTCTGTTCCTTCTGAAAAGCTCTGCCGATCTCTTCATTAGGTATTTGATATTCAGATCGGCATGCGGCTCATCATGCTCTTCAATTATAGACTGAACCAAAGATGTGAGTTCCTTCTTTTGAGGACCAGAAACCATGTCAAAATCAAACAGATCCTCAACTGCCTTTCCTGGAGCTCTCATATATTCTTTGTAGTGCTGAATACACCATCGCATAAGAGCATCTGCAGACGTATCAGACATACTTCCATCTCGATAAATCTCAGAAACCAATTTCAAATAGCCATCATTCCAAATAGCCGCTTGTAAGATCCTGCGCGACAGTGAACCATCTATCTGTTTCCTCTTCACGTTATGCACTCTTTCTGTTTCTTAGTGGCAGATCGAAGTCTTGTTCCTTCTCTCTCAAAAACCTATTCCACATTCTGGTTTCTGGCTTGATAGCTGAGGGGCTCATTTCAGGCCATGTTCGTTTTTCAACATATTTGAGATAATCAATCAATAACAACATAGGAGTTTTCCAAAAGTATTTGGCCTTGCCTTTATGAATACTGGATGACTTACTATCACCTGGTAGTTGTTTCCAAAAAGCGTACATGGGTGCAATTACAGTGAAGCCATTTTTTGATTCCAATTCTTCATCCATGACTTCGGACCACCAACATCGTAGAGTATCAAACATAACCTTTTCTGTCTTTGTGGCTTCTATGGGTTGCTGTTTGTTTTCATGTGAACCCATTGAATATAAAATGTTCACAAACTTAGACTCTCCATTTCTTTTAGATTTGGTTCGCAATGAGGCCAAGGAGCGTACATTGTTTTTCCAAAATGAATCTGTTGTTGCATATTCAATGGCAGGCCTGACAACATCTTCAAAATCAAAACCATCTATCCTCACTAACTTATCTATTGTTTCAGCAGCGGCTCGTACTTTTGCCTTGGATGGATTTTGCAGATGTTTTAATTTTGGATGATTTTTTAATTGCTCTGAATGGAACCAATCAACAAGGTCTTTGTACTTTCTTGGCAGCTTCTTTTTTCTTGATTTGGACTTCTTGGATGGTTCTGCAGATTTGGGAGTTGTGGGTATATACTTATCTCCGTTAATAGAAGAAGAGGAATAAGAATTCCTCTTCTTTATATATAACCCACCCTTGTCAAAAACCAGCGTGTGGCAATTGACTAGGGTGGACGGTTTGATCACCACAATTTCATGACCCATCACTTTACCTGAAACTTCATCTCTTATTATGGTTTCTTCTATAAGATCAAGTTCAAGTAAAAAGGCTTTGGCCCTGCGGACTCCTCGTTCACCAATTCCAAGAATGTCCGCTGCCTTTTTAATGGTGATATGTTCTTTGTCTTCCCATCTATTCACAGACAGATACAAAGCATAGATCAACCATGCGTGCCCTCTGTCCATCTCTTTTTCTGGCTCACCTTCTGATAGGATTCTACGGACAGCTTCATAGGGAATTGTTATGGGAGTTTGTCGACGATCCTTCTCCTTTATTCTGTTCCTTTGTCCTTTCTTCCTGACTGTGATTCTGTTTTTTCTTTTACTCATCGTATCCCTATTTCCCTCATAAATGCCTCTGCGTTTTTATCTGATACTAGAGCAGGATCATCTACACCGAGGTCTGTTATCCATTCCACTTTCTTCCCACGCAGAGCCAGCTTGCTTCCAATAGCTTCTGGATCTTGTGCATCCTCATCAAACATGATGAACAACTCATCCCATTCAAGCATTAGATCAAACTGCTCTGCTGTGATCGTTTGCCCAAATGTAGCTACCGCTCCATATCCAAATCTCCAAACGTCTGTTATGCCTTCTGTTATGACAACTTTGTTTGATGCTTTGGCTTCATCATATCCATACAGAAGGAATTGATGTTCTACTATTTCTGACTTCTTTGGGCAGGCTTTGTATCTTAGTTTGCTTCTGTTGGTTATGTCTCTTCCTTGGTAGGATACTCTACGTCTTTTGTAAGTGATGGGAGCAATTATTCTCAAAGCATAAGGACCCATTGGTCCAGTTCCCATGAGGCCCCATTCTTTTTCTAGTTTTTCTGGATCAAAGTCTCTGGACGCCAGATAGCGTTTGTGCCTTGGAAGCATGCGATTAGTTCCTGGCGGGAAGGAAACACCTCTTTTAACGATCGAGATCCTTTCCTTATGTTTGCGTTCTATCCGAGTAGGGCTGGACATAGAAAAAGCTCCTCCGCTGTATTTGCGGAGGAGCTTTTTTGCCTCACTCGTCCCTGCTCCTGTTAGTGCAGAGATGACGTCCAGAGTTTTATGGAAACCACATCGATAGCAATTGAAGAACTGCTTCTGCTCATTGAAGCCAAGATGGAATCCTTCATGCTGCCCAGAACAGAATGGGCAGGGAATGCCCACCCATCCGTTTCGATGGTGCTTGTGCCCTGCAGGAGCTGTCGGCAAACCCAGGGCCTGACACATCAGTTTGAAGTTGAATCTTTGTCGCATGCTTCCAATATATTATACACATACGCCACCAACCCCTTCCGGAATTTTTGCAATTATTTTTGAAAGGAGTCGTCTTATCCTGTACCAGTCCGTCCTTTTTAAGCCCTTAGCTTCCAAACCATTTCGAAGCTTGACCCTGGCTTCTACGGAGGATTCAGTACCGTCCAGCCCAAGGCTTTTGGGATCTTTGATCAAGGCTTCAACGAGGTTCCTGCTGACCGGATCATCATGAAGATGAATCTCAATCTGCATCCATATTTCTTGTGCAGAAGGGATGCATTGTTCCGGAGGGACAGTGGCCATGAATTCCAAGCAGGACGGATCTGTAGCTATGGGAGTTTTTTCGATGGCCTTTTTGATCATGAAGAGAAATCCATTATTCAGGACGGTTGTCAGAAATGTCCCAAAGTTTCTTTTGCGATCCCACTTGGTGATAGCTCGCATGAATAGGACATAGGCTTCACTTTCTAATTCAGACACATCGAAGCCCGTTGTCCGATTCCATGACCAGATTCTTTCATAGACCATGTTTTGATATTGATCCCATAGTTGTTCTGTCTTTGCTTTAGATAGTCTGATCTTCATCCTCTCATCTCCTGTCTGTTTTTTATAGCTGCGTCGATGCTTTTGCTTTCTTGATGATTGACCCATATCTCAATCAGGGCTATGAGTTGATTTCTCATCGTGACCCCTTTTTTGATGCACGCTGCTTTGTATCTTTGACGCAGGTTCACCGGGAATTTCTCCACTGCGAAGTTTGTTTCAGTTTTCATCTTTTTCATCTCCTTTTTTCATTTGGAGCTTGAGTTCAAGCTGTTCAACTCGTTTGGAAAGGAGTCGGATTTCTTCTAGCTCCTTTTCCATCTTGTTCACCTTGGCCATAATGGCACCACTGATTCCACTCATCCGAGACCACCCTTCTCATCGTCTAGTCCGAATAGTTTACCGAGCCCCATTTCTTTGATTTTTTTCATTGAGTATTTTTCCTGTTTCTGTTTGTCAAAGATATTAACAAACAGGTTCTTTGGAAGAACTTTGTACAGATAGCCAATGGCAAGAATTGCCAGCACGTTTGCTACTTCTGGGTTTACAGAAAACAGATATGTACGCATTCCTGGTTCTGCTTCTAAGACTACCCTGGCACTGATCATCATCTCCATCACATCTCCAGATTTGATGTCCTTTTCCATCTGTTCCAACATTCTTAATACTTCTTTGATCTCCATTATTCTTCCTCCTTATTTTGGTTTTCTTGTTGTTACAGCGACTCGCTGAAGTCCAACAGTTTTTGCTTACTCAGTTCTTCTTCTTTTTCACGCTCTTCCCATTCATTCCAGTCGATCAGTTTTTCCACGGCGTCTTTGATTAACTTGACCAGCACTTTGGGTTCAAGAGCATCTAACTCCCAGCTCGTCTTTCCGAAACGGCTGACATAGTTTTCCGCACGAGTGTCCTTGAGTTTAGTCGGGTTCGGCGGTGGTGAGTACTTCTCGACCTGATCCATGTTAAGCCCTAACCGTTTAACATAGACAGAGCTTCCGATAAACTGTTCAAGCCTATCTCGGATATCGCGGGTCATATCTATTCCGCTTGGGTCATGGTCACCGAGGTGAAAAAGCCACAAGCATTTGCCTTCATCCCCCGCAAATAGATATCTCTTGGACGCTTCATATACAGAGCTCACGGACATGTACCCTCGGCAGGAAAGGCATGTCACATCCAGCGGCGTACAGGCCGTCTTGACTACATCAATGAGAGCATCCTTTTCGACCCACACTTCCACGTAATGGTCTTGGTTTTCCCACCTATCCAGTTTGAACTGACGGGCTGCGTCACGCACGATAGAAGCGGCATCAGGCCAGTGGGCGTTCATACGGGCGAACCTTGTTCTGTCTACGATAGCTTTCCAGTCAATTAAACCCATCATACGCCCATCATTGAGAAGTCGGCCTAGCATACCGTAGTTCCGGCCGTCGTTCTCAAATAAACCTCGCGCCACGAACTGGTAGTAGAGTTGGCGTAGTGTGAGTTGGTATCCTTGAGCCATATACTCCTGCACGATTTCATTCGCGTGGTGTAAAACGGCTATGCTCTTGTCAGAGAATTTCTTGCATGGTACGAATGCTTCTTTCATGATTTCCTCCGTGTCAGGTTGATCCCTTCTCCTTCTTTATTAATGATCCCAGCAAGTCAACCAACACAGTGCTGGCCTCTCCACCTTTTCCGTCGAGTACGGAATCCAGGACCTTTTGTTTCTCATTCAGCATCTCAGCAATATCTCCCTCGATAGTTTCATCAGCTACTAGGTAGTAGGCCATGACACTGTCGGCTTCCTGTCCGATTCTATGAATTCGATCTTCCGCTTGAATATGCTCTCCTGGAGTCCAGCCAAGCTCTACGAAAACCACATTGCTCGCTGCGGTTAGCGTAATTCCTACACCGGCTGCTTTGACGTTTCCAAGGAAGAGGCGAATGCTGGAATCGTTTTGGAATTTGTCCACAACTTCCTGCCGTTTGTTTTGAGCAGTGGATCCATCCAGACGAACTGTTTTTCCTTCAAACTTTTTCTCCAGTTCATCAAGAGTCTTGATATGTGTTGCGAAGACTACCAGCTTTTCGCCGGCATCGATTTCATCCTGGATCCATTCAATACAGGATTTCATCTTTGCTTCTACTGCAGCCTGTTTCAGCTTCTCTATTTTTGTCAGTGCTTCTGCTGCTGCTGTACGTTCAATCTCTTCCGGTGTCTTTCCCTGCTCCTCGAGCCAGCCCTCAAAGTCACACATGATTTTTTCATATGTTGCTTTTCCTTGCTTACTCAATTCCATTGGTACAACTGATCGTTGCTTTGCTGGAAGATCGGTCAGTACATCTTCCTTGAGTCTTCGTATCATCAACGTCTTGGTAAGCAGGCTGTGGAGTTCATCTGTGTGAGTTGCTCCACTGAAGTCCCACCCAAACCTGCCTCTCGTCGCTCCACAGAAGCGTTTGGCATATTGCCAGAATGAGGGGAATGCCCTTTTGTCGATTGCCCGCAGTGCTGTATAAAATTCCACTGGGCGGTTCGTTATTGGGGTTCCCGACAGGCACACGACTGAGTCAGAGTGCTCACATAGGGTAAGACATGCTTTCGTTCGCTTTGCTTTGACATTCTTGATGTAGTGACACTCATCCAGGATTACCATCCCGATTTTCATTCTTTGGAACTTCTCAATCCATCCGCTCATGATGTCGTAGTTAATCACGAGGATCGATCCTTCGGTTTCATATGGGGTACGTCCATTCAGAACTTCTACCTCGGCATCTGGAATCCACTTTCTAGCTTCTTTCGCCCAGTTCAGTTTAACCGATGCCGGACACACCACTAAACAAGGCTCTGACGGCGTTCTTTTTTCTGGATGGGTCTTACAGTAGCCAAGGGCTTGAACGGTCTTCCCTAGCCCCATCTCATCGGCTATTAAGGCTCTTCCGTTCCTGGATTCAATGAAACCAACGCCCAGCTTCTGGAAGTCATACAGTCCATCTATATCTACAGGATCTGGTGCACTAGTCTGTTCATCATACCAGCGCTTGAGCTTGCCTTTGATTTCGAAGCCCATATCGATAAGGGCTTCTGTGTTGGGTACGCTCAAAGGTGCTTCCCACCATGCCTTCTTTCCTTCCTTTTTGAATCGCCGGCCTGCGATCCTGTTCTTTACTCCAGCAACTGTTTCTGTATCGTAAGGGAAGATGATTTTGATTTTCCCATTGACGATACCAGCCATCTTGCCGAGTTTTGATTCATCTTTCTTTTTGCCCCGCCCTATAGTTGCGTTGACAGGACTTAAGGTGCTCGGGATCTGGCCGTGGTACTTCTTCAGGCACTTTTTAACAACAGCGAGTTGCCGTTCCGAGACACTTTGCCGTTTTATATACTGCTCGGCAATTGAACTGAGGATTGCTGCATCAGTACTATTGAATCCTCTTCCGTTCTGTTCAATCGTGTGGTGGGCTTGTTGCTCATCGTTAGTCTGATAGGAGTAAACCTCCAACAGGGCGGCAATAGCAAAGCCATCCTCTTCATCAATTCGTTTTTTGATTTCTTCGACTTTGTCTTTTGTCCTCATTTCTTCTCTCTCCTGTTTTTGTAATCTTGATCACTTCCCAAATAAGCTCTCCCAGTATGACTGCTATGAAGGACAGCCATATTGCCAGCACCACTATTAGTAGGACACACATGGTAGCGCTCCTTCTTCCCCTTCGTCTTGATCTTCAATCCACCTGCCGGCGAATTGCCGATACTCCTTGAAGGAGATTTCCATATTGAGATACTTCATTATGTGTTCGAGTCGGATTTCTTGTTCCCAGGACATATGTTTTGAGAACCAAAGGAATCCCATAAGCCCCATATTGGCGATGTCATTTATGCTCGCACAGGCTATGGTTTGTTCCAATTGGTCATGGCTCACAATGGGTTCTAGGTTTACGATATTGTATATCGCTTGGACTTGATTTGCCAGTTCATTGTTCATTTGGATCCCCTTTTCTTGACTTTGATCTTCCGCTTCTTCGATTTGACTTTGATTTTCCGCTTCTTCGATTTGACTTTGATTTTCCGTTTTGGGGTCTTTTCTTCTACCACAATCAATCGACATCCAGATTTGATAAGGTCTGCTCTGGTGAATTGGGTGTGGCTCTTCATGCTCTGTTTGGGATGATATTCGTTTGGCAAGTATTGCAGACGATACAGAGTTCTGCTCTGTATCTTCCATCCCTTTCTGCTTTTCTTGTTGTAGTAGTTGATCCCATATTCATCTTGCAGTCTTGCCCGAGCTTGTCTGGCATTGCCTCGCATCTTGAAACCCACTTTGGAATTTTGCTTGTTGAAGACTCGGTATTCTCTTCTTAATGAGATCATGACTTTAGCCACGATCCCCGTTTTCGAAATGATGTATTGTCCTCGTTCTAATTTCTTTGGTAGCTTTGATGTCTTCATTTTATTTTCCGTACCCTCACCTTTCTTTTTCTCCAATAGTTCTTCCGCTTGCCGTAGTGGTGGATGCGCATCAAGACCGTGTCAAACTCAACACCATGTGGTTTGACTTTACGGCCCTTTCTATCTCTCCTTGTCAGTCTTGGTATGTCGGTAAACACATCGGGGCAGTAATGAGCTATATGAGCGTACTCGTGTAGCAGTAGTCCAACTGTCAGGGTCTTGGATGGAAGCATAATCGTCTTCCTCCAGGGATATGCGACACCACCGAAGCTACTTCTGAATTTGCAGGTTGTTTCCATGCCGGTCCATCTGTCCAACTTTTGGATTATGCGGACTGCCTCTGCTTCACTTATCCAGATGCTGTATGCTTCAAACCAGATTCTTTCTTCTTCTTTATAGTGTCCCATGTCAGCTCCTTGCTATGATTTCAGCATATGTTCCGAACGGCCACTCGATGCTGTCATCCAGCATCAGTGTCCTGGCTCCTGGGTGCCGACTTCGGATGGTTGCATGTAAGTCCGTGAGACTTTTCGTTTCGTAGCACTTTCTTTCCCGCACCATCTTGCCGGCATCAGATCCCTTTCTTTTCCTGACCTGCTGATTCCATTCAGTACGATACCACTTCATCTGCTCTCTCCTTTGTCTGTAGTCGGATCAATTCCAACTCACTACTACTATTATACCAAATCGAGTTTTTGAAAATTCGTCATATCCCACTTTCAGAGCCTTACTTCAAAAAAACGTTCAGCTATAGCAGTGTTGAAAAAAGTTCAAAAGAATTGTTGACCGATGTTTTGCAGAATCATCGTTCCCAGACCACAACCTCGCTGTGAGCGGAGCTATATGGAATGTAAATGTATTGAACCACAATTTTGGAAATGCTCTTATCTGCATGGTGTTTTTCAACGAAGCGCTTCAGACTCTTGGATCCACCATCCCACCATTGATAAACAGGAGGCCCCATGTTTCCAACAGCAACTATTCTTTTCAGTGGAGGTCCTAATGGTCCATGTATAGATTCGAGTTCACGTTTATGGTTCAGTAGTTGTTCTTTGATTTCTTTCATTGTTTTCTTCATTCTCATCTTCTCTCTCCTTATGTTGGCTTCTCATCAGATACTAACCACCACGTTAGTATGAGAGGAGGGTGAAGCCCTCCTCTTTCGATTTAGTATAGTCTACAGATACTTTTCGTGGATATCTTCCATTCCTACGAAATCTTGAAAGACAACCTGTACTCTGACATTTCCATTCGCCGAGATACTAAGCCGCCATTCCTTATTCGGCTTTCCGTCCATGGCTATGATTTCGTTTTTGATTTCATTAGCCAATTTTTCTATCTCGCTTTGGCTTATTGTTCCGATATACATTATTCTTCCTCCTCTTCTTTTTCCGTGTGCTCCCAGCAAGCTTCTACCTCTTGAAAAGGCCTTTTCATCTTCTCTCTCCTTATGTTGCTTGTGCTGAGACTTTGGACTCAGCTTGTCCTTTAATGAGAGGAGCGTGTTACATTGAAGCAACACGCTCACCCCCACCCATCAGGATTTCGATGAAGTCTACCGTCGTTCCTATCAAGTGTCTCCGTGGCAAGTACACGCTCGATTGGTGCTCTTCTTAATCCACTTCGATCACCCCGTCCTCAACTTCATCTCTAACACCACAACCTATGGGTCTGATCAGGAGGTCTCGGCTCTCTCAGGAGGCTGCCCCTGTCTGGTGTTTTGAGGAGGGTGTCTCATAACCGCCTTCCTATTTATCAAAGAACCTACTTATATACTACCTCCGGGCTGGGTAGAGGTAAAGGTAAAACTTAAAGTTTTTTAAGTATTTTTTACATGCAGAAAACACACATATATCAGTATTTTTTGGAATCGAATATCAATTCCTTCTTATCCTCTTTGGCTGTGGTCCATATATTGCAAAGCGTTATGGCAAAGGTAACGGTAAAGAAGAAAAGCAAGATGAGTGCTGGACGGGGACGTCCTCCTATTGAGTACGATCCTGCCTATCATGTATCGGTGATTGGCAAGCTGTACAGGCGGGGGTGTGGTAATGAAGAGGTCGCTGAAATTCTTGATATCTCTGTTCAGACCCTAAACAAATGGATGCAAGAACACCCTGATTTATTGGAAGCTAAAAAAGCCGGTAGAGAAGATTTCGACAACGGCAGGGTTGAACAAGGACTCCTCAAACGCGCTCTTGGATATTGGTACACCGAAACCAAGACCGAGCAGATTGAGCTTCGCCAAGGTAGAGGAGCAAATCTAGTCAGAGTCCCTGCAGACAAGATCATCACAATGAGGAAGCACATGGCTCCAAACGTTACCGCTATGATCTTCTGGTTGTGCAATCGAAATCCGGATCGTTGGAAAAACATCCAGACTATCGTTGGCAAAATGGATCATAGCCATTCACATGAATTTGACATCAGTAAGTTGAGTAAGATAGGGAAGAAGAAACTTGAGCAACTCGCAGACATGCTTGAAGAAGCCATCGGCGACGAAGCTACCTCATCTCCCGAACCCCAAAATACTGCGACGCGAGATAGCTCGCCGGTCGCTGGGCGACTTCATTCGCCACTTTTGGGGCACGGTAGAAACTAGAAGCTTTGTAAGCAATTGGCATATTGATTGTATGGCAGATCATCTCATGGCGGTCTTCCAGGGACACATCCGCTATCTTATGATCAACATCCCACCTCGCCACATGAAGAGTCTTTCGTGTGGTGTGTTCTTTCCAGCATGGGCTTGGGTTCATGAACCGGCAATTCAATTCCTCAGCGCCTCTTATGCCCACAACCTTGCCGTACGTGATAGTGTCAAAACCCGGCGTCTCATTCAGTCCGAAGAATACCAAGCGCTTATTCGACAGATCACTGCAGACGGTACTCCTTTCTTTGAACTCACCTCCGATCAGAACACTAAGATCCGGTATGAAAACAATAGGGGCGGTTACAGGTTGGCTACTTCCATTGGAGGAGTAGCAACGGGAGAAGGTGGCGATATAATCACCGTAGACGATCCTCATAATATCATGGAGGGCGAGAGTGACATTAAAAGGCAGACTTGTTGTCGGTGGTGGGATGAGAGCCTCAGTACCCGC